CGGCCGTTAGTAATAACAAAGGTATTTTAGTTAATCTAAAACCAGGAGATATGCTAGTTTATAGAGGTATGGAACTAGAACATTGGAGAGAAGAATTTCAAGGTGATAACTGTGCTCAAGTTTTCCTACACTATAATGATCAAAAATCTAAAGATGCTGATAAAAACGTAAACGATCGAAGACCTCATTTAGGACTTCCAAGTTGGTTTAAAAAGTAATATAATCCTTTGATGGAGGCAGGGCACCACCACATACCCCCTGCTTCCTTCAAAGGATTTTATTTATGAGTTTAGGATTTGACGCAATAGCAGCATTACCATTTGCTACATCAGGACCAGATACAGATGTTACAATTAATGTAAGTAATAATACACTTACAATAGGTATTGGTAATCCAGCAATTTCAGCAGATTCTATTACCGAAGTACCTGATCCAAATAGACTAACATTGGGTATTGGTACATTAACAATTACAGCAGATGCTAATGTATCTCCTTCTGGTAGCCAAGTTGTTCTAAATACAGGAACAGCTGTAGCTAGTACAAGTGTTGATATTACACCTTCTGTAAACCAATTGACGTTAAACACAGGAAGTGTTACAATAACTGCTGACGCAAATATAGAACCTACAGGGGTTGATTTAACTCTAGCTACAGGTGAAGTTGCGGCAATAACATGGAGTGAGATAATTCCAGGCGTAACAATGGTCTGGACACCAATAGATACAAATTAATATGGCATCAACATTTTCATCAGATTTAAAACTAGAGATTATCACAACCGGTGAAAAAGCTGGTCAATGGGGTGGAATCACTAATACAAATTTACAGATCTTGGAACAAGGATCATCTGGAGTAGAAGATATCGATCTAGCTTCAGGTAGTGTTACTTTATTATTAACAGATGGTGCAATATCAAATGGTAAAAATGCATATTTAAGATTATACGGAACTTTAGGTGGAGATAGAACTTTAACAATGCCAAGTGGTTCTGGTGTTACTAGAGTTTGGATTATTAAAGATGATACCGTTAGAGGAACATCGAATAGAACTTTGAGTGTATTAACAGCAAGTGGAACTGCACAACCAATACCTCCAGGATCAACTGTTCTTTGTCGATCAAACGGCACAGAAACAGTTACATCTATTATTGAAAAAGGTTATGCAACAATAACTGATTCTAATAGTCCATACGCTGCAGTAGCTGGCGCGCAAATTTTTGCAAATACAACAGCCAACCCGATAGAAATAGATCTACCTTCTTCTCCAGCAGTTGGAGACGAAGTTACTGTAATTGATACTAGAGGAACTTTTAATTCTAATAATTTAACTTTAGATAGAAACGGACAACCAATTAACTCTGGTACTTCAAACTTAGTATTAAGTACAGCAGGTCAAGCAATTACATTAGTATATGTAGATTCGACAAGAGGTTGGGCATTTAAGACTAACACAGCATAAGGAGCACGGATCATGGCTCTGACTTCCATAAAATTTTTACCTGGAATCGACAAACAAGATACTGCTGTCGGAGCTTCTGGTAGATGGGTAGACTCAGATAACGTAAGATTTAGATATGGCTTACCAGAAAAAGTAGGTGGTTGGAATTCTTTATTGAGTGATACTATATGTGGTGTAGCTAGAAAACAACATGCATTCGTAGATCTTGACGGTAATAGGTACGTGGCTATTGGAACAGATAAATTTTTATTAGTTTATTTTGAAGGAGCTCTGTTTGATATTACACCTTTTAAAAGTAATAACGCTGGAGCACAAACTCAATTTACAGGCTCTACTATAACTACAAGCACAACTAGAGGTACAGCTGTTACAATTACCACATCAACTAATCATGATTTAGAAATAGGAGATATTGTTGAATTAGATTCAGTAACAATGCCAACAGGTTCTAGTATTGCAGCTTCAACTTTTGAAGATAAACTTTGTCAAGTAATAACAGTTCCAAGTTCTACAACATTTACAGTTACATCACCTTCAGCAGAAGCAAATGGTGGTGGATCAGATTTAACTTCAGGAAGTTCTTGTACTGTTAATCCTTATGAAACTGTAGGACCATCTGCACAATCTTATGGTTATGGTTTTGGTATTGGAAATTATGGAGGAAATGTTACAGGATCACAAAGCACAGAATTAGATGGATCACTAAATGCTGACACAGCAGGTACAGGTGGATCTGGTACAGCAGTAACCGTAGATAGTACAACAGGATTTCCTTCTGCAGGAACAATCGCTGTTGGAACTTTACCAAGTGCAGAATTAATTACATACACATCAACAAACTCTACACAATTTTTAGGAATTACTAGAGGTGCAAAAGGAACAGCAACAGCTGGAACTTCTAATGGACAAGCTCACTCAACTAATTCAACAGTTCAAAATGCAACAGACTGGGGTAACTGGGGTGATGCAGTTGTAGCATCAACAGTATCTCTTGAACCAGGACTTTGGTCTTTAAGTAACTTTGGTCAAGTATTAGTTGCAACAGTTGCAAATGGTAAAACATTTACATGGAACTCTGACATTGCAGCAAAATTTACAACAAGAGCATCTACACTAACCACTGGCTTTGTAACAGCTATTAGTGGAGATGTAGGAAATCCTACTGCATCAAGATTAACTTTGATATCACCAACAACACGTCACTTAATTCATATGGGAACAGAAACAACCATTGGTGATCCTACAACACAAGACGATATGTTTATAAGATTTTCTAATCAAGAACAAATTAATACTTATGCACCAGGAACAACAAACACTGCCGGTACACAAAGATTACAAGATGGTACAAAAATTATGGGTGCATTAGTTGCAAAAGAAAACATTCTAATTTGGACTGACAATGCATTGTACACTATGAGATTTATTGGATCACCATTTACATTTGGTTTTGAACAAGTTGGTACTAACTGTGGTTTGATAGGACAAAACGCAGCTATTGAAATTGATGGTGTTGCATATTGGATTGGTAATAATGGTTTCTTTGCATTTGATGGTACAGTCAACAACTTACCATGTAGTGTAGAAGATTATGTTTATGATGACTTTGATACTACAAAAGGCCAACAAGTTGCAGCTGGTATTAATAATCTTTACACAGAAGTTGTATGGTATTATCCAACACAAGGTTCTACATTTAATGATAGGTACGTAGTATTTAATTACGGAGAATCTAAAGGAATACCTATGGGTAATTGGTACACAGGACAAAATGTAAATTCAATTAGAACTACTTGGATTGATTCTGTTGTATATCCCAAACCTTATGCTACTCAATTTAATTCTTCAGCAACAGGAACGTTTCCAAGTATAGTTGGAGAATCTGGTTTAGGTCAAACAGTTTACTTTCAACATGATATAGGTACAGATCAAATTAATCCTGATGGTAGTACAACAGCACTAACATCTTTTATACAATCTTATGATATAGCTTTACAACAAGAACAACCTGAATTGTTTTTAGCAATGAGAAGGTTTGTGCCAGACTTTAAAACTCTTACAGGAAATGCAAACGTAACAATTGGATTAAAAGATTTTCCGTCATCCACTACTGCTAATAGTACATATAGTCCATTTACAATTACATCTTCAACAACAAAAGAAGATACCAGAGCAAGAGGTAGATACGCTAGTATAAAAATAGAAAATACAGGAAGTTCAGAGTCATGGCGATTTGGTACATTT